CTTAGCTTCTTGGATTAGGGGTTGGGTTGTGGGTTCTTCTTTTAAGGTTTCCTGTTTAGCTTGTTCTTGGGCTAATTGCTCTGCCATTAGGCTCGTTACCGGAGCTGCTATATTTTCTCTAAAGTGTTCTATTGTTTTATATGTTATCTTTCTTGCTTCTTCTTTTCCTACCTTTTCCTCAACTTGCTTCATAGCCCCTGATTTTTCAGCCATTGACAATACTGCCCCTGATGGAGTTCCTAATAGAAAGCCGATAATTGCTGCCCTACCTGAACCTTCAAAGAAATCACCGAATTTATTTAGCTCTCTTATTCCCCCTAGTCTTGTTATTAAGTTTTCCCCTGTTGTCTGAGACCATTCCTGTAAACCTTCAATACCGCCTCTGATAAGTGCGTTTCTTATAGCTCCGCCACCAAACCTTGAAAAGAAATAATCAAGCCCTACATACTCAAGCCCACCTTCTACTAATCCGGCTATACTTGATAGTTTCCCTGCCTTGTTGGAATTAAAGCCTTTTTCTCTTGCTTCTTTATATATTTGTCCTTTCTGGTATAAGCCAAAAGATACTGCAGCTGCATTTGGGCTTTTAGTTAGTGCTGTTAGTCCTAGTGCTGTTAAAAGTGTTGCTCCACCTGAGCCTATATCTCTAAACCATTTACCTAGCTCTGTATCTGGTATTTCTTGTAATTCAGGATATTTTTCTTTTATAAACTTTTTATTGTTCTCAATCATCTGTATTCCGTGTTGAGCTAGTTTTTCGTCCCAATTACTTCTTTCTGCTTGTTTTGATCTAATCCATTTGCCTACTGCTCCGGCTGCCCCACCTGTTGCGGGATTTATCCAGTCAGTCAAACTAGGCTTTTCCTCTGCTCTTTCTCCTGCCTCTTGGGTTAAAGCACCTGCTGCCTGTGGTAAGGTTGCAAGTGTTTCTCTAGCCCCTTTCTCTGCCTCTGTTACACTTGTATAGACAATATCCTCTAGCTTTCTTTGGGCGTTTCTTGCACCTATCCTTACCCTGTGCCAAAGAGTCGGTTTCCAAGATTTGATAGTCCCGTCAGATGAGTTTTCTACAACCATCTTCTCGGCTAATAAATCTCTTGGCTTGTCCGAATAAGTTACTGTTTCACCTGTAAATAAATCTGTTGGCATTATTCCTCTTGTGCTTTAAGTGCGTTTTTAACTTCTTCTATTGTCATTCCATTCTTTTCTGCTGTATATTTCAAATCTTCGTAACTATACCCTGTGTCTATTTCTGCTTCTTCATTCATTATTTGTTTTGCATCTTCTTCTGTTTGAGGTTGTTCTTTACCAAACCTAGATAAGATATTAGTTATCAGACTTTGTGGAGCATAAGCAGGATTTAATACTTTCTTGAAAAGATTAGACCAAAAACCTGATTTACCTTCTTTTTGTAATTCTTCAGCTCTAGTCATAGCTCCCCAAACCAAACCTGCTAGCCTATCTCTGCTTATCTTGTTGTTTTGTGTTAAGGCGTCCATAAGAAAGCCTGTTATTTTTTCTTCACTTTCTGATGTGAATATCTTTCTTGAAAGATTAACAAAGGCTGCGTTTGCTTCTCTGTCTAGGTCATCTGTGGTAAATCCACCTTTCTGAATATTCTTTTGTATCGCCTCGGCAAGTTTATAATCATCTACAAAAACATTTCTTAATATCTTTGGATAATCCTCTGGTGATACTTGTCCGTTGGCTATCTTAGAGATAACCTCAAATCTTGTCTTAATCACAGCGTCTTTATCTAGTTCTCTTTGTAGTTTTTCTTGCCTATCTATTAACCCTTCTGCTGTTTTCTTCTTATCCGACCTCTCCTCAGCGTCCTTAAAGTCATATTCTTTTAAGTTCTCTAAAAACATCTCCGGGTTAGAGTAAAGGTCTTTGTCAATCTTTCCTTCTCTTATCTCTTCTTCCTTCTCGGCTAAGATTACATCTCTTTCTGTCGGGGAGATTATTGTGCCTACATTGGCGTTTAGGGTATTTCTTAGTTGTCTTAGTTTGTCCTGCCTTACTTTCTCATTTTCTTCGTTGATAATATCTTGAGAAAGAGTATCGGTTGCTAGTTCTAGGTCTTTTTTGCCTGCTTTTATGGTTTTCTTTCTGAAATTGTTTCTTATCTTTATCTCTGCAAGAGCTAGGTCTTTTTGTAGTTCTGCCTCTGCTACTCTCTTTACTCTTGGGTTAAGACCTTCTAGGCTCTTTTCTTTTACTTTTTTTAGTTCTTTTATGTATGTATCAGCATTGTTTGGGTTCTGGTCTGCGTTTGCCCTTGCTTGTAGATCAGCTAGAGATACTTCTTTTCTTGCCTTGTAAGAGTTTAGTTGGGCTGTATCTACTGTTTGCTGCCATCTTTGGGCAACCTGCCCCATTGCTTGACCTAATTGAGATATAGCTCTCCCTTCTGCTCCTGCGAATTGTTCGCTTCGTGTAACACTTGGAGCTTGGGTTGTTAATCTTGCGTTTCTTTCGTATCTGGGTATAGTTGGCATATTTATTTCTCCTTCTTATCAAATAGTCCCGATTGGCTAGCCCCGGTCAATAAAGTTTGCCCTGCTCGCATATATCCTGTTCTTTGGTAAACTCCTGCTCTATACCTTGACATACTAGCTTGGCTCTCCGCTTGGCTTGCCTCTACTGAGTAGTTATATTCGGTTATTAAGGCGTCCATTTCCGCATTTGTTGCACTATCAATCATAACTTCCATTGGACTGCCTGAGAATGTAACCCCTGATTTTGCATAGAGGGCTTTTTGGCGTCCTGTTAAGCGTTCTTTTTGTTTTCTTATTCTTTGACCTTCTAACTCACCGGCTTGTCTTGCTGCTTGGGCTTTCTGTCTAGCCACAGCTGCATTGTAACTAGCCGCCTGTGCCTGCTGTTGCCCTTGTTGGATTTGTCCAAATGCAGTTAAGCCTGTCGCAAGTAATGCTGTTGTTGTTCCCATATCAACTCCTATTAACTGTCAAGCACTGATACTTTACTTATTATCGCTGTTATATTCAGCGGTAAGGGTTGAGCTTGTTTAATATATATTTGTCCTTCCTTATCATATCCGTTTGGCATTAGTATTTTCTTATCTCCTGTGTACAGCGGTGTCGGCTCATCTAGGGAGTCGCCCATACTTCTAAAGGGGATAATATCTTGGCTGTCCTCTGTGCCTACCGTACAACCTAGAGAACGATACATCCTTACCGTTACATCGGTTATTCGTTTAACTACTGCCTGTGATGACCCCATTTGAGAGCCACCTTCTAGCCTTAATGTTTTAAGTATTGAGTCATAAGGCAACCCTGCGTGGATTTCACCTGCTTTCCAATTTAATGATATTGCCCCGCTTGTTACCGTTACATCAGGGTGAACTGCCCCGTCGGCAAGAACTGATACAGTCTCACCTTCTAGATGAGATAGGCCTGATACCGTTTCTACACATTTTCTAACCTCTCCGCCTGATGAGTAGGCTACATAACTAGATGAGTCCACATCATCTCCGGCAAGGGTTTGTAACTCAAAGGTATCTGAGGTAACACTTGCTGCTAGATACCGTTTCTTGTTAACCTCGGTCATTCCTTCAACCCCTCTTATAATTACCGTATCTCCATTAGAAAGACCGTGAGCTGATGATGTAGTTACTACCGCTGGGTCTGCTTGGGTAATGCTTGAGATTGAGTAGGGTGAGTCTAGGCTTAGCCCACAGTCAACATAAAAACAATCTTCCTGTTCTGAGGGTATCTCAAAGGGTTTAAAGTATTCAATATATCTAACAGTTGAGCCGTCTATTGTTCGGTTTACTATCGTCCATACCTCGTCCTCTTCATCGGCAGGGATTACCGCAACTGACTCATAATCTCCGTCTGTCTTTACTTCCGACCAACCGATAACTTTCTGGGGGATTTGTCTTGTTAAACAAGCTAGGTTTCCCTCTCCTGTTACGCACCATAAGACATTATTCGGTGATTGCTGGTATTCCATCTGCTCTATTCCACCTTCTGTGATTTGTTCTGCTAGTAAGGTCATATCTAGGGCTTGGTATGCATCTACCTCAAAGGAATAGCCAAACTCTCTTAAAGTCCGGGAGTTGCGTTGTACAAAATAGACAAAATTTCCTATTTGAACCGGAACTATATCATCAGAGCCATAGGTTACATCCCTTCTTACTACTACATTTGAGGGAGTAAGAGGTTGTGCGTCTGAGCCACTTGATAGAGTAAAAGAACCGCCTGCTGTACCGATTGCCATAACCTTACCCGGCATCATCCATTTAATAGCGTTTACCTGTCCTGAGCCGATAGTATAGTTTAAGGAGTCGTCATCTTCTGCCCCTGACTCAAAGTTCTCATAGTCATTTGATACAGAACCCCAGACAGTTTGTGGTTGGTGTTTGGTATTTGCGAAAAATAACCTCTGCTCATAGAAAGTAACACAACTAGGATAACCTCTATAATCAGACCAAGCACCTTCTGCCCAGTCAGTCTCTGCCCCTGATGTGTTTAAGTCCCCTGCCGAGCCGTCTGCGTTTTCCTGTACATCGCCTTTCATATGAGTTGTGTCGGTATAGGTGTCTAGTTTTACATATCCGTCTTTTATTCTAAATAAAGCCCCTACCATATCCTCATCAAAGTAAGCTGCTGAGGCTGTTATTGTTATGTCGTTGCCTGTGTTGCTATCTACACTCATTGTGGTTGTTGTGGAGTTGGTATCTAACATCGGACCACGGAAGAAATCTACCGTTGTTAGCGTCCAAGAAGTATGTGAGCTTCTGGTTAGCTTTCTTGGTGCGTGGTTTGGGTGGGCTAGGTATAAGGTGTCGGCAGATTGGGCGAATTGTACATCAAATAGCTCTGCTTCTAGGTAAGGTGTGGCAATCTCAACCGCACTACCTGAGTCGGTAATCTGTCCGTTGTCTTTATAAAACCGCATATATTGGTCGCCCATCTCAATTACATAGGCTTGGGTAGTTGAGTATTGGAAAGGAATTAAGCGGGTTGACTTAGAGGATGTCTTAACCTCTGCTACAAAGTAAGTGCCGGGGCGTCTTTCTACACCACCGTAAGGTTTAAGGATAAAGTTCTCGCACTCCTCAACCCCGCTAAAGTACTTCTCTAAGTCAGTCCTTCCATAAAGTCTAGGGCTGAAAATTCCTGCGTTAAATGAATTGTGGATATAATTGACTTTTGCCATAATTATCGAATCCCCAACCAATCTTCCTCTGAGCCATATTCTGATGAGTATTGATCACCACTTTCCTGTGCATCTTGGCTTTTAGCTATCTTTAGCTTATCTAGGTAAACCTTAAACATTTCCTCTGATAGTGTTCTTGAGTCTGCAATAGGATAGGCAAGCTCTGCCGCTAGTCTTGCCGCTAGAGCCTGAATAAAGCCCGGACTGTATTTAGTTGTATCTGTTATCTTTTTAATGTATTTGATATTTATTGAGTCATCGTTATAGAGGATTTTATCTCCTGCAACTTCCCAATCGTCCTCTACTGTGTCTGTACTTAAAACTCTTAGACAATCTGCGGGTAGTAGGAATTGGTAATCATAGTCAAACTCTGGCGTTGAGTCTAGGACTGCTAGAGATGTCCTGTCTATAGCAAAGTTCCAAGGGTGTGCTACCATTACCTCATCTCTTATTAGGTCATAGACAGCGTTAGCCTTTCTTGCTTGTTCTGAGTCCTCTGTTACAGAGGCTATTCTTGCTGAGCCTATTTGTGTTAATGCGAGATTTATGATCCCAACTTTACTTGCCATTCTATCCTCCGATTATCTTGTTTATGTTTTTATGAGTTCTTGCAAATTGTTCTTCTGCCTGCCAGTTATATATTTTCTCTACTGTTTTTCTTCTGTCGCTTCCCCAATACCAAGTATCTGTCTTTAACCAGTCAAAACCGAGTAAATCTACCTTACAGTTTAAAGCACCTGCGAATGTATCTATTGTCATACAGCCTGATGTCGGTCTTGCGTTGAGTATTCTATACATTGCCTTCCACCTTTCTTTTGGGTAGAAGAAAGCATTTACCTGATAGAACTGCTTATAAGGGCTGTTTGCCCAAGCATCTTTCGGTGTTAGCCAGAATATATGCACATCTCCGTAGTGTTTTGCTATCTCATAAGGGCTAAGAGCTGTTGATGTTGCTAAGAAGTCTGTTTTACTACCGATATACTCTTCTTTTCCCTGTGGGAAACCTCTGTTTATCCGGACTATCTTTGTATATTCTGATAAATCCCTTTTCTTTTTTAAGGCACTCTCTGCGTTTCCTATGATTAAGACTTTATCTTTTAACTCGAGCATATAAACTTTACTGCCTTTTCCGTTCTTCTTCCTTTAATATCTTTGATGTAGGATAGGAGAAAAAACTCCTCAATCCTTGATAACCACCAGTCTTTAGGTTTTACCGTACAATGTGCGTTCTCACCGTTGGGTAAGAAGGTAACTGCCGGAACTGTGCATACTGAAAATATCACCCCACATTGAGCTAAAGCGTTTATTAGTTTAAGGGTGTCGTATATCTCATTCTCTGGGATATGTTCTAATACATCGGTGCAGATTACAGTATCAAAGTATCTTTTCGGTATCTTTTCGTATTCTTCTATTGCCGGGTCGTATCTATATCCTTCTATTCCTAAATCTTCTTCTAATTTATCAATCAATTTACTTTGTCCACAACCATAATCTAAAACAGTTTCACCTTTTACTAATGGTTTAATCTCATCTAATAACCGAGGTCCTGTTACTCCATACGGACCTTTGTGTAACTTTTTATATTGCTCGATATATTCTTTCAAACAGTTTCTCCTGTTTTTCTTTGGCGTCCATTGCGTATTTATGAGCTTTACTTATTAAACATCTTGCATCTCTCATTTTATGTGCAATTTGTTTTTCTTCTTCAATTAACAGTTCAGAACAACCCATATCTTTTAATATTCCCTCGTTCTTATGAGAGTTGGACTTAAAAGCAAGAAAAGGTATACCATAATAAGCTGCCATACATATCCCGTGAAACCTGCCTGTTACAAACAAATCAAGTGAATTAAGCCACTCAAGATAGCCCTCTGTGCCTCTTATGGGTCTATGATTAGGTAAATGTCCTAATATCCCTCTATTCTCTGGTGTAACGCCTGATGTATAACCTATCCTCATTGGTTTGCCTGGTTTTACTTTTGGCATATGATATAAACTTAAATCAGGTACCACTAGGTCTGCATTACACTCTTTGGCTGAGATACTTTCTCTACAAGATATTAATTCAAAGTTTGGTTTCTTCTTGCTTTCAGGGCTGTCATAAACTGTGTTGATTAGAAAGGTTTTCTTTCCCTCGCATATACTTATTGCTTTATCCAGTTGATAACCATTTGAGTGATGAAAAGTTCCTTCTCCATTTATAATTATTGCATCTACCCCTGGTATCTTTAACCGTCTAGGTTTATTAATAGCAAATGTACCTACTGGTTTCATATTGTGTTTTTCACACAATGTAACTAAGTTATGGTTAACAAACTCACAACCCAGGTGATAACCGCGAGTATCATTTAGTATTGCTATTTTTTTCATCTATACGGTCTTATCTTTGCTAGATACATAAAAATTATTACTAATATTATAATCAAGATGATGTCAGCCATTTTTTATCAGGTTTCCCCAGCAGCTCTGCTGTCTTGCCACTCATTGAACGCACTCTGTTGTCAAATTTTTTATTTGCTATTTGCCAGGGTTCCTGTTGGCTGATACCTTCGTATTTAAACTTGTGATTGGGACTGTCATAAAATCTTCTTGTGTTGTTTATTGGTATTCCACAAAGGATTATTTTCTCATAACCTAATGCTAAGGCTATTTGTGTTGCAAATAAACCTGATGTGCCACCTGGATTTCCTATATCCCAAACTAAATCTACTTTAGAGTTCCCACTAATTGAGTGAGTTAAAATCTTTTTGAATTTCTTGTTGATAACAGCTTTTCTGCGTTGTCTTGGATATTCTTCTCTTTCTGTGCGTTGTATCATCGCTGCTGCGTAGAAGTTTTTCATCTTCCCGTGATGTAGAGTTACTAAATGATTTATTCGTCTATGATGAAAACATATAGCTGATAAATTAACACACATCAAATCTTCCTTTTCTGTTAGGTCTATTGCTTTTAGATAATCACTCCACAAACACTCTGATGAGCCTGTGATGATTAACTGACCCTTATACTTCCCTTCCAGTTCGTGTGCTTCTGTTAATTCTTTATTTAATAATAAGTAACTCATAATAAAGAAAGGGGCAGGTCAATAAAGACCTACCCCTGAATCTTCTTAACTTTCGCTGTAAAGTACTGCTACCTTGATGGTCCCTGTCTGTAATCCTGTTGTTGATGTAGTTCCTGTTGTAAGTAAAATAGTGTTATCCCCATCGTTTGTACCAATCTCGTAGCCGAAACCACCGATTGTATCTAAATCAAATCTTGAGGCACTACCTACACTCGTTGCAGAAATATACCTATCTGCTGTGTCTGAATCACCAACTGATATAGTGCAACCTGCTACACCCATATCATCAGTTATCACCCACACATCTAAAATTCTAACGCCATCTTGTAAGTCTTTTCCTACTTTGATAGTTGTTCCGCTAGCTAAAGAAGCTGCTTCATAAGTATCAAACATTACTTTTACATTTCCGCCGACTACTGCTCTATCTAGGATATTAGAAGAAGTAGGATCGACAGTTTTGGCATAATTTACACCGTTTACTGAAGCCATAATTTACCTCCTATTAGATTCCAGACTGATCACAGTCAATTTGAACCACTTTATCTTCTTCCATTCTTGTTGAACCGATACCCATAGATAGATAGACTTGAGTTGAATAACTCTTGTCGGCTCTATCTTCGATATTAGCAGTAATGTCCTGCTGAACTGCTAAGAGAAGTCCATTCTTAGCCCAGCAAACTGCGGCTTTCTCATCAGAGTTAGTTCCTGTGTTAAGCCTGTTGGTCATAATGAACTCGAAACCTAAGAAAGTGTTAATTTCCCCAGCAACCAATGCTTTTACACTGTTATAATCAGCAGATGTCATCTGTGAGATACCTAACATTGTGTAAACATTTTCTGCATTGACCGCAATGTAACGAGGTTCATCTGGGTCAACATCGTTTGCGTCTAAGATTTTCTTTGCTTCTCTTAACTTAGCTAAGGTTAAAGCAGTTGAACTTGAGCCAATCTTCTGTGCTGATGGCAAAGTTGTTGAAGTTCCGCCTGCTTTTCCTGTGTAAGCTGTACCTGTGGCGTTATCAAGAATAGAGTCGTCTATTGCTCTACCTAATGCCCAAGCTGCACTCATTGCTAAGTCGCTTGAAGGGTCGGTGATCTTTAGCTTCCTCTTGTCTTGTTTGTCCACTAGAGTTGCCCATTCATAATCATAAATAGAAACCCTGCGTCTCTGAAAGTCTGCCTCAATCAAAGGAGTATCGGCATTGCGAGTTGTCCTCTTGATTGCTGCTGTTGAGCCGATTTGGTCGAAGTAAGCCTCTTCACCTACTACGCCTGTTTCAACCCTAACTGCATTTCTAAGGCGAGACCCTTTTGCTTGAGCAAGATGCTGAACATTTGA